TCGATAGCTCTATCGATAAGCTGCTCTGTCATGGGGTAATGAGTCCCTTCCTCGGTACACCAATAAGGGCTGTGACACCTATACCAAATTGCAAACCCTGAATAATCAAAAAGAATATTTTTGTTTGGCTGAAAATCTACATACGCATTAAGAATCTTGCATTCTTCTGGTTCATCATCTTTGCCTCTAAAGTAAAAAATAAATCCGTCAGGGTATTTACGATATTTTCCTAGCAATTCGTCAAGTTCTAGGATTAATGCTTTTTTATGTTTTTCAGCAAGCCTTTCCGCTTCAATTTGAATACTCATGATTTCCTTTGAATTTTTGTTACTTAAAAAGCGCCATATCACTACAGCGCTTTTTTGTTGGTTGAGTTAGCTAATTAACACCTAACAAGAATTGTTTGTCTGAATCACCTAAATTAGAAACAGCAAGTCGTTCAAGAAAGGTTGTTTTCCAGATACACTTTTTTGTTTGCTCAATGTCGAAACACCATCCGTCAGACATTTTATTTAAGTGATAATCAATGTCATTTTCAGTGAAAAGATTTTGCACCCAAGTCTTTAAAGCGTCCGAGCATCCACTAATTTGGTAGATTTCCATGATTTTAGTTCAGCTAATTAGCTAAGTCCTAACCCTCTCTTCACCAGGTCCATCGGATCGGCTGTGCGGTTAAAATCGCTGGTTTGGCGTTTGCCACTGCCATTAGGGATGTTATCGCCACTAGCGCGATTAAGTGGTTTAGCTGCTGATGGCTTCTTAGCTGCAATCTCGTTAGCCCAATCTTCAATAGTGAATGGTACAGTCTTTTTATCCACAACCTTAAAGCGCTGAGTGCGATCTTTGACTGATTCAACCACAATCACTTCATACTCACCATCTTCATTCTCGATCGCTTCCAACTGCTTAGCGTATGCAGGATTGTTGGTTAAATCATCAAGAAATTCAGATTTAAAGACTTGAGCAAAGGCGGCTTTGATTTCCTTTTTAATGAACTGCTGTTTAACCTTTGCGTCTTTCTCTTCTAGCCTTTGCAGTGCCTCCTCTTCACGTTTCTTGGCTGCTGCTTCTTTGGCTGCTGTTTCCGTTAACAGACGCTCCTTTAATGACTCAAAATCACCCGTCCGCTTGGCTCGTTCTTCTTCGTCTAAACGTTCCCTTTCCCTAAGTTGAGCCTCAAGCTGCTTAGCTCTTTTCTCTGCTGCATCAGCTTGCAATCTCAGTTTTTTGAGTGTGACTTTGACTGTTTCGTTTTCTTCTGATTCTGGCTGTTTTACCTCTTCCGTAGCGCCACTGCTAACACCATCGGTAGAGTCAGCACCGCTTTCTTCATTCTGGTAGAAATAGTTTCTAAATTTAAATCGCATATTCAAGCTCTAGTATGTTTTCCTGATAGACTCGCATAATTCTGTAGTTTCAAATTGTCGATAAGCCATTGCCGATCGCCATTGTATAAAGCCATTGTAGCTCTAAGATCGGAGCCACTTTGCTTGGTGATACTGTAGAACCCATCAACTCGTTGACTGGTTGTTCCAGAACTACCATCTGTCATCTGTGATTTGATGGACTTGGGATTATCTGGATCGTTGTAATCGTCTAACCCGTCAAGCTTAGATTGTACCTCAGTTATGGCACTCGCTCCGTAGGTGTCTTCGTAGGTTGTGAGAGTGTTTTCAATTAATACATAATAATCGCGTGTGAGGTTGAGGTATTTCACAATGCGATCGCGATCGTTGTTTGTCCATGTACTCATGATTCCGACTCCGTTTCATCTTCTTCATCGTCTTCGCTGTCATCTTCTTCTTCCTCGTCGTCATTCTCAGTCTCTACGACTTGACTCTGATTAGTATTAGCAGTAGCCATCTCTACAGGCGGCGCGATCGCCACAATTTTTTGATCTTTTGGTAAGAAATTAATCCTATGCAAAATCTCAGTAGCAGCTTCTTCTGTTAATCCTTTATTGATTACCTCGAAGATAGTGCGGATCAAGTTCACATCAGCAGGGGCAAGAATAAAGCTCAAATCTACGTCAATTGTACCGTGATCCTCGGTTACGTCTTCACCTTCCCACATAGCCCAATGGCAAAAGATTTGCTGAGAGCCTGACTCTTTGTTAACCTCATACTCTTGTAATCCTGCTTCGTTTTGCCCTGCTTTGATGCTTACCTCAGTAGCAGATTGTTGAACAAATGACTCGCCTAAGAAATTGAAAACAGTCTGTTTGATTAGCGATTCCAATCGGTCTAGCGCTTGGATCATAGGCGCGACACTATTAGCATCAGCTTGCAAATAGTAAACCTTAGCAGCTCCGATTTGAGTTATCACTGTTTCGATAACAGCAGCGCCGCCTGTAGACAAAGGATCGCGTTTTTCTGGAATAAAATCGATATGCTCACGAACTGCCGTTGGCTGCATCTTGCGAACTGTTGCAAGCCAATCGCTAAATACTTGGTAGTAAGTATGATTTTTTTGCTGTAGGTCAAGCAATGGCGGAATCGTATCCCATGGGTTAGCACTGGTTACTGAGTAAAGCACAAAGGGGATTTGACTCAATGGCTTGCCATTGGTATCTAGCAATGGCTTAGGCGATTCTACCTGTACATATTCCTTTTCGCCTTTGTCATTGGTTTCGATGCAAGTTACCGATCGCATCACAGCATAATAAATACGATCTTCTTCTTGCACTTTGATTAGCTCGTATTCCCAGCAATAATTTTTCATTGATTGCTTGTAACGGGTTTCGCTAATTACCTCACTCCGATCAATCGTGACGTGCTTGAGTAATACCGATCCATCATTGGTGTATTCGTAATCCTTGATATCAATATCTAATCTAGGAATTAGCACTGAATAGGGGCGCAAATCTAATTGTTGTTCAACTGCACGATTAGGGATTTCGCCAAAATTAGGATAAAGGGTAAGCACCCCTACAAAGCCATCTCTAACAGCCATGCGATCGGCTTCGAGAAAGAACGCTCTAATTGATGTGCCGCGCTTATCAAAGTTTTTGGAGGCATTGACAACCGACTCAGGTACATTGCCACTAAGCACCCATTTACTTAGCAGACTAGAAACAATCTTGACCGCTGGTTTAAAGAAATTAACAAATAGCGATCGCCTTAATCTGAAATACCACTCTTTCGGTGTTTCGCTTGGCATGAGTGGTAAATATTCCTCAGCCAAATCATCAATAATCTGATCGAGGTTTTCGCCATAAATCCAAGCGCTTTGACCCTCGTAGAAATCTATGCAACGTCTGACATTAGCTTGCTGTCTTTGATAAGCAAGGCTCTTTAATGTTGGGTTGTTATCGTCGCCAAGTATGTTACCGCCCCGATAGCCTTTAGCGATCGCTTCTGGCAATTGATTTGGCTGTAACGTGATTAAAGTTTCTGCCGTCATTTTTGCAACATTAATTATTAATATGATATTATCAGCTTAATCTGAGTTAATGGGGCGTGATGCCCTAATTAATAAAAGATTGCGGAAAAGATTAGAAGTGATTTCTACCTTTGAGCGTGATGCCCCCGCTACACAGCAAAGCACTCAAAGTTAGGAATCATAAATATGGCAGCTTTAACACTATTAGAAATGGCAAAGCAAGCCCGTGAGACGGGAGACGTTCTCAAGGCTGGTATTGTCGAGCAGTATGCGGGTAATTCTCCGATCCTTGACGTTATTGCGTTTGAAGAAAGAGCAGGCGGTGTCGTTGAGTGGCTGCAAGAGAAGCGACTCCCCGTAATGGCTAACCGTGCAATCAACGAAGGTTTTACAGCCGATATTGGTGAAGTTGAACGACGGATCGAGAAAGTCGTCATTGCTGGTGGCGAAATCAAGATCGATACGGCTGGCTTAAAGCTGTATGGCGAAAACGTCTTGACCACTCAAATCTCGATGGCTCTCAAGTCATTACAACTTAAATGGCATGGCGATTTCTTTAATGGTGATCACGCTATTAACCCTAAAGAATTTTCGGGACTTAAAACCCGTGCAGGTGGTACTCAACTAGTTCAAGCTGGTAGCACTTCGGGTGGTGATGCATTATCACTTAGCGCTTTGCGTCGCGCTCGTTCTAGAGTTCGCGCTGTCAACCCTCGTGCCCAATTGCGTATCTACTCCAATCTTGATTTGTATTTGCGCTACCAAGATGCAATCAGTAATCCCACAATTTCGGGTTACGTTGTCCAAA